AGCCCGACCAGGCGCTGGATGGGGGTGCACCGGGCGGTGTGGGAGGCGGCGCACGGTCCGGTGCCTGCGGGGCACGTGGTGGTGTTCAAGCCGGGGCGGTTCACGACGCAGCTCGAGGAGATCACGCTGGACGCGGTGGAGCTGGTGTCGCGGGCTGAGCTGATGGGGCGCAACAGCATCCACCAGATGCATCCGCAGCTGGCGGAGGTGTCGCGGCTGCGGGGGACGCTGAAGCGGGCGATCAACCAACGGGCGAAGGTGACGGAGGCGGCATGAACGAGGGCGAGCGCAAGACGATCGACGACCTGCGGGCCACGCTGTTCGCGACGCTGGAGGGCGTGCGCAACGGCACGGTGGACCTGGACCGGGCTCGGACGATCAACGAGATCGGCAAGACGATCATCGACACGGCCAAGGTGGAGGTGGACTACCTGCGGGTGACGGACGGCGGGGAGAGCGAGTTCCTGAGCAGCGCGATCGGCGCGGCGAACCTGCCGCCAGGGCTGCCACCCGCCGGCGCGCAGGACGGGCCGCGCAACGGGATCACCGGGATCGTGCGGCACCGGATGCGGGGGTGACCATGGCGGACAAGCTGAAGCGCGGGATCGCGACGGTGGAGGACCTGCGGGCGCGGGCCGTGCTGGACCCGGTGACGCTGTGCTGGCACTTCCAGGGGTCGACGGTGCAGGGGCATCCGCGGATCTGGACGCTGGACCTGGATGCGATGGAGAAGCGGGTGTTGTCGGGGCCGCGGGCGGTGTGGTTCATCGCGCACGGCACGCCGCTGCACGGGCTGGTGGCCTACATGGGCTGCTGGACGGCGGACTGTGTGTGCCCGGTGCATGTGCGCCGGGGCACGCGGGCGCAGATGAATGCGGCGGTGGCGCGGGCGGGGCTGCTGCCCGACCGCACGGGCAACGAGGTGATCGTGGCGGCGGCGGCGCGGGCGCGCGAGGCGGCCGGCCATGTGGACACGCCGGTGGAGGTGGTGCGGGCGGTGCGGCAGGCGGCGGGCACGGCGTCGGGCCGGGAGCTGGCCCGGCGCTTCGGGCTGAGCGAGACGGTGGCGCAGCGGATCCTGCGGGGGCAGAACTTCAAGCAGGTGGCGGCCTGATGCGCACACTGGGCATGGGGCAGGCCTGGGCGTGGTGACGCCGGGGTTGGGCGATGCGCAGGCAGGCGCGTTGGGGCATGCTGCACCAGGCTGCGGGTGACGCCCGCGGGGGCCGTAGGGCGCTGCTGCAGGGGTTGCCCGCGGGTGCACCCGATGGGGGGATGGGCCCCCTCCAACGGGTGCCTGACAGCTCTTACAGGACGGCGGCGCCGCCCCGTGGCTGCGGGGATGGGGCGGGCCGGACGCGGCTTCTAGACTGGGCTGAAACAGGCCGGCCGACGCAGGCGGGCCGCTTCAGTTGGACGTCAACGGGAGACTGCGCCATGCCGAAGATGCTGCCGCCACCGGCCGAGCTGGAAAGCCCGTTCATGGAGGAACTGGACGCGACGTTGACCACGTCGGCCCTGGGGATGCAGGCGCTGATGGCGCTGATGGCCGTGGCACCGGCGGACCACCAGGTGGGCACGCGGGCGCTGCATGCGCTGATGCTGGGGGTGGCGGACCAGTTGGGGCAGGCGGCGGGGGTGATGGGGGCGCTTCGGTCTGCGGGCGGGGTTCCGCGCGCGTCCTGACTGGACGCCAGGAGGCTGTCGCGGCCGTCCGGGCAGCCACCGATCCGCGGCAAGTGTCTTGTCCGGCAGTGCCGGATGGCTGGCCATCGTCAGCCCAACGGATGACTGGCTCATGCTGCGGATCGATGCTTTCCTCTCCGATCACCTGAAGGGGGAAGCCATGATCCGACTGTCTGCCGTTGTGTTCTCAGTTGCAGCGCTGGCGCTGCAGGGTTGCACCAGCCTGCCATCGGTCATCCGGGCGTCGAGCCAGATCCCGATCACCGTCCACAACAGCGGCAAGGAGTTGGCCGAGTCCGGAGCGGTCTACCTGTGGCCACCGCACTCCAGCGCGGCGATCGTTGATGGCAAGGGGAATCGGTGCATCCTGGCGGCGAGTGGGGCGCGCACGGTCGACGCGAGTTCGGAGGCGGCGCTGAAGATTGGAAAGGCGCTGGAGAAGATCGAGGGACTGGATGCCTCGATCAAGACCAAGCTGGTGGAGTCGTTCACCAAGATCTCCGCAGCGGACAACCACGCTGCGTTCGCAGACATTGCGTTGTTTCATCTTTGCATGCTGGACCAGAACGGGACCTTCCAAGCCGGTGATTCGGGCAAGTCGAAGATGATCATGGATGCCTATCTGAAGACGGTGGAGTTCGCCAAGTCGCTTCCCTGACGAGGTGCCATCGAGGACGCGGGGGCTTTGAGGGCCTCGAAGACTCTAGGTCCGGCGCGCCCCCCTGCACCTGTCCGACGCTGCAGGCGATGCTGCGGGCACGATGCGCAAGGACTGGTCGAAGCAACTGGACGAGGTGACGTTCCGGTGCGGTGTGTGCCGGCACACGTGGTCGGCCGCGCCTGACCTGGTGGAGGCGGACGAGGACGCGCTGCACCACCCGCATGCCTACTTCGCGACGTGCCCGGTGTGCGAGGCGCGGCACCAGCCGCAGTCGCCGTGGGAGCGGGCGCTGCTGAAGGCGCACCAGCAGGCGACGGGGCCGCGCACGGCGGACGGGCTGGCGGCGACGGCGGGCAACCTGGCGGGGCACCCGACGCCGGAGGAGGCGCTGCGCACGCGCTTCAACGGGATGAAGCACGGGCTGTCGGCGCGCACGGCGACGTACTTTCCGGCCAAGCCGGACCGCTATGCGTTCTGCAGCAGCTGCGATGTTGACCGGCACTGGTGCGGGGAGCAGCCGGCGTGCGTGAAGCAGACGGAGCTGTTCATGCTGCACCACGCGGCGTTCGAGCAGCGCAACCCGAAGGTGCTGGGGCGCGTGCACGCGGACCTGCACGCGGCGCTGGTGGCGAGCCTGCAGATGTGCCTGCAGGCGGTGCTGGGGCAGGGGGTGGTGATCGCGACGCCGAAGGTGGTGCTGGACAAGGACGGCAATTCGGTGACGCTGACCTACACGGACGCGCACGGGGACGTGCACAACGTGCTGGAGCTGGCGGCGCACCCGGCGTTCAAGCCGATTGCGGACCTGGTGACGCGGCTGGGGCTGAGCCTGGGCGACCTGGGCATGACGGTGAAGGCGGCCGAGGACGAGGGCGCGGAGCTGCGCGGGCGCCTGGGGCTGACGCCGCAGGCGAGCGAGACGCTGGACCGCTTTGCGGACCGGATGGCGGCGGCGCTGGACAAGGTGCCGGGGCTGTTGCGTGACGCGGCGGCGGATTCGGCCCAGGACCCGGTGCTGCTGGCGCATGAGGCTGCGACGGGCGCGCGGGCTGTGGTGGGCCAGGGGGGCAAGCGATGAGGGTGTGCGCTGCCGACCGGGTGAAGGCCGCGAGCGTGGCGGAGGCGGAGATCCTGCGCTTTGCGCGGCCGGACCCGCGCACGGGGCTGCGGCCGCATGTGCTGTGGCACAAGCACGTGCACAACGTGGAGCTGGACCCGATCCAGGCGCTGAAGATGCTGGAGATGGACCGGCACCGGAACACGGTGGACTTCAGCTGCCGGCGCACGGGGAAGACGTCGGTCAAGGAGATGTTCAACCTGGAGCGGCTGGCGACGGAGCCGTTCCAGGAGTGCGGGATCGTGGCGCCGCGGCTGCAGCAGAGCCAGAACAACCTGGACTACATGATCGAGGCGATCCGGCGCAGCCCGATGCTGAGCGCCTACGTGGCCTACAAGCAGGGCCGGCCGCAGTTGCGGGACACGGGCTTCGAGCTGGAGAACCACAGCAAGGCGAGCGCGTACGGGATCATGAGCCAGATCGACGGGGACTCGATCACGATCGCGAGCCTGGAGGAGACGGACGACATGCCGCAGGAGCGGCTGATGAGCCGCTTCCTGCCGATGCTGGGGGCGGCGCGCCGGCTGGGGGTGGATGCGGGGACGGCGAAGTTCGTGCCGGAGATCCGGATCAGCGGGGTGTTCAAGGGCGCGGGGGTGCTGCAGAGCCTGATCGCGACGGGCGAGTACCGGCCGCTGACGACGGTGGACATCCACCTGGGGCTGCGGCTGGGCATCCTGGACCCGGCGTGGGCGGAGAGCATGCGGGTGCAGCTGCCGGCGGATGAGTACATCCGGCAGTTCCTGTGCCGGAACATCCAGGCGCGCAACTGGATCTGGGAAGAGCACATCCGCCGGGCGATGGCGGTGGGGCTGGAGGCGGGGCTGCAGCGGGCCGGGCCGGTGCCGGGGGAGCGCTACAAGCGCCGGGGGCTGGTGGCCTTTGGCTACGACCACACGGGCCACGGCGAGGCGCCGGCGGCGAGCAAGAGCGCGCTGG